CTAAGCCTATGTTCGGGTGTGACCCGTTCACCTTATCATTCAAGACCGGCAATTCCTTTGAGGAATGCACCAGTGCCTTTCATGATTGTTGCTTCATGCTGTTTAACCCAGCCTCCGATTTTCTTGGAGACTTCCCAAGCTTTCGCCAGATATCCATCTGCGACTCTCCTTGGGTTCCCGACATATCCGTCGAGGGCCTTGGCGGCCAATGTGTTAAACACAATATTCATTCCGTGCTCGTCCGTAATTCTAGGTTTAATACCCTGGATAAGACGACCCTTCGCTTCATAAACAGCCGAAACTGTGAAGTGAAAAGTGTCTCCAGGTTTACCCTGGAGGACGATCAAGGCTTGCGATAAACCAGGAGTCCTGGATATCGGAAGCCCGAGCGGAACGGTATTGAAGGTGTTGAAAGTGAAATCGTTAATTTCGTCACCGTTAGCTGTATGAAGAGCTTTCGGATGAAAATTAAGAGCCACCTTGTCAACAACCTCACCGTTGTTCTCTGCTCTCACCACACGACTAGTCCTTTCTGACTCACATTGAGTGAGATCGTAGAAATTGGACGAGTTGGCGGTCCCATGGTTGGGAGGTTCCCACATCACTATTGTACCATTCTGGTCCAATACTGCTGTCGTGTTTGTGCATTCTGCCAAACCCGAGACCATACGCCACTGATACGCATTCTGTGCGTCAGGGAGAGCATAATCTGAGAGAGCCCTTTGAGAGAGTGTCCAACCTTTGTTGATAACACCAAAAGAGAGAGCGGTTCCACGAGCGGATACATCCGTTCCCGCGTAAGTTGCAGTACTGTATGAAAATACAGGTGCATCATTAAACGGGCCGCATGGTACCCCACCGATCTGAGCATCCGAGTAACAGACGCTGAGAAAGCCGTAACCGGCTGTCCCAACGACAACACGGAGTTCTTCCTTAAGACGGAAGACCCCTGTTTTACCCGGCACCCCACCCATAAGAGTGGGGGCTCCGACTGGTTTCTTCGTGGAACAATCCACAACTTGATCGAGATAATCTTTGCAGATTTCTGAAAGTCCATTGCCTCGGCGAATGGTTTCAATATTTCTGCTAATTTCATCCCGATCGGATTTGTCAGCGGCCTGTTTAAGGGCCTGAGTTCTTGTTTTGCTTTTTTGCATTATGAAAACTTAGTTTCTTTGAATTCGACTTGATGAATCCTATCTTGCGCCAGAATAACCTAAGCGCAAAACAGAAAACATAACCTGTGTTTGCCGCACGGCCGACCTCTCTTGTTAGGTGGGATGAGAGGGATCGGATCGACCATGCGGCGGTCCAGTTAGTGTGACTGCCCTAGGGCTGTCAAACTTGCTTCGTACCAACGTGAAACAAAAGTTGGACGTTGGTCTGAATGGATGTTACCATAACTCCACTTACTAATTTCATTAAGTGAAGGACGAGGCTCCACTCGCTTTTTGCCCACCCTTGGCAATTTGCTAGTGAAAAGCTTCGTATTAGTAGTGATAGCTTTCACTCTAGCCGTGCCTGAAAATTCAGGTCGACTAGAGGGATAGTCTGTCACTCCGCTTGGTAATTGAACTGTAATCTTTTGTTCGATTCCACCAAGTGGTTTGGTAACAGGAACGACTCGTGTGCGAAATTTCGGCGGCACCGACTCTTTATTGAGAGTTCTCTTGACAATGTTTATCGCATTGTCTTGAGTAGGTGTCGTCCAGAAATGGAGCGAACTGGGCGCGGTTAAACCTAACCCGCCGACTATTTCTGGTAAGAAATAGTTTCCTCCCTCTTCTTTAGTTAAATACTGAAGAGTTCCGCACCAATTCTTGTGGAAATGTTTCCAGGCTCTTTTCTCACTGATCATTCTGCCGTGTTCGGCAATGTACCGGTGAGAGCCATTCATTCCCTCGAGAATCTCGTTCCAAACTTGTGGGTTGATCAAAAAGTTACCTCCACGATCAATCCTCTCGAAGAGGTTAAGTCGATAAAAGGGCACTTCAAGTGCGCGACCTTTATTGGCTCTAAACATCCTCGAGTTCAATGTAAACATGTTGTCAGAGATCTGTGTCTTGACCCTGTTTATATTCCACAAGTTATCCATCCAGGATAGGTAATCGCTTTTAAAGATCTCTGGGATTCCGACGAGGCCGTCATCACCATTGATCTTTATCAACTTTCTAAAGAGCGCCATCAAGCGCCACTTCTCTTTTCTCGAACTTGAGTAAAAAGAAGCTAAACGTTCCATGTACACAAGCTTAAAAGCAAGATGTATCACAGTCAGTTTAACAAAAGAAAGACGATCACCCATCAACTGGGAGTTGGTCTGTTGCACCCGACGACCACTTTTAGCGAAAGCATCACAGTGACCTGTGAGTCCCGAGCATATGTCATAGATCTCGAGTAAATCTTCCGGGATAATTCCACGGATCGATTCATTCGAGAGCTTGAGACATATACTGTCAGTGGCGGCGTCGCCGTCATCAGAGATGTACACAAACCGTGTACCGAGTTCCTTTTCAAGCATGTCCTTTGTTTGAACAAACTCGTCAAAATACTCCTCTGACAGGTCCTTCCCACTGCAGACTTCAGGCCTTCTAGAAAGAAAAGCCAAAGCCTGCTTTTGGATTGGAGCCCATAAAGGACTCTCCCACCAATGTGAGATTGAAATGCACCGAACTTTCATTGGTTCGGGCAGACCGATCACTTCTCTCAAAAGAGGAAGTGCACAGGTTGTCACTTTATAAGTGTAATCTTGAAATATGCCGCACCCCGCAGCATATATATCCTCATCTTCAACGAAGACATCCGGAGAACGGCCGAAACCAACCGTTTCTAGAAAGTCTTCACGATTTGGAACATCAAGTCCACGCTCAACAGCGTGTCCTCCGATGACAAGATTTATCGATTCTCTGATCCCGAATTGGCG